AACATCAGAAACAAGTGCACGTCTTATGTTGGAGTATGCAAATATGCAAGGCAGAAACTTGTGCGATGACTTTATGTTACTTGATGGTAGTGAAACACCCGAATATAAAAATGTGACTTTAAAAGTTCCCGTATCATTATTTTCAGAACTCGAAGTAACACAAAACAAATTAGACAATGTTTCTCTAGATTCTACCATATACAAAGATGTAGAAGGAAGAGATGAAAGTGTAGTTCAGACAAATTTGATGGATTTGCCTGTAGGATATTTTGCAGGTCAGATTTTCAACTCCGGGTTAAGAGTGGGATCTCAGTATGATGCTCAATACAGATGGGGGTGGGGACATCCTTGTAATATATTTCAAAATGTTGAAACAGTAGAAGACGGTGAGTATAACGTTATGCCTTCCTTTATGCCAATGTCGATTAGTATAGAAAATGATGATGTAAATCAATCCGTGTCAATTGATCTTGATAAATCAAACGTTACTGCGGGTTATATGAAAAAATGGGTTGAAAATTGGAGAAAAAGAAAGCTTACAAAACAAGTCAATAAAAAGAGTAGTTTAACATTAGATTCTCTACTTGCAAGATCCGAACGAGGAGTGGACTCAAATTATAGACATGTACCAGTTATGGACTCGGATACGGACTATGCTCTGGATAGTGAACAAAGTCGTCATAGTTTAGTAAAAACTACACAAAAAGTATCACATGTACCTTGTTCATCTGGAATAAACATACTTAACGCAAATATTAAGTTTCATTCATTGACTCATCCTATACTTTTAGCAGATAAATGTATAGAGTATGATGGTCAAAAAGTATACATTCCTCCGTCATTTTTAGTACCGCCTACAATTTTTACGGAAAGTACGCGTTACAAGGTATTTGACGGAGTAGAAACTCAAATATCGAGACCCATAATAAGTTTGTTATCAATGTTAAATAGAAATGCCGATTTACACAGTTTACTGGGTGAATCAAGTAAATATGAAAATAGTGAGTTCAAAGTAGATGGAGGACTTCCTGATTACAATTATTCTTATAGAAATACAATAAGTAGTGATTCGTATGACAAATTGATAAGTGAAGTAACAAGAGCACCAAAACTTGTGAAAGAACTAAAAGATACATTAAATGGTAAAGCTAGGTTTGATAGAAATATAGCACTTTTCCCAGGTCTTCCTTATAGAGTTAGAAACTTGGTAAGTTCTAAAAAATCTTGGAGATCGAGAGGGGTTTATAAACTATCTGACCCCAAGTCTTTAAAACCTGGAGTTTCGATGGATTCCAGTTTGAACACTTTAAGTGAAAAAGATAGATACATTTGTAAAATATCCTTTTTGAGATATTTGTTACAGTATTCCGTTGGGATGAACACTGCAGCGCTAATATTTGAAGAAATAATGACAGACGAAGAAACAATTGTATTAAATTGGCTTGATGTGATCCGCAATGGTGAACTTGAAGAAGACGAGAGCTCAGATACTCCGTGGTTGAGAATATTTATGGATCTAGATTTGAGTGGAGATACAAGATTAGAAGAAGTCGAATTAGATACACTAGCAAGTGTAATTAACGGAACTCCACATACAGATAGCATTAACATTAATGCTTTGCAAGTATACAAAATTCTCAAAAACTTTGGATTGGATACTTATTATATTTCGAGTTCAAATGGTAGAATCGAAACTGTTGACGACATGATTTCTGAAATGAAAACTTTGAAAGATATAAGTATGAGATCTGAACAACATGAAGACATAGAAGATGGTAAAGTGTTGAAAGTATTGATGAAAAGATTATTGAAACGATACAAGGCTTTGTTGAGTAGTATCGACAAAACAGATTGTTACTATGAATCGGAACTTCCGAGTGATGTTAACAAAAATTTTGGAAATGTGTTTCCATCATTGCATGCTAGAACTCAACTTTTTGACAAGTTTAAGAAACAGTTCGATGTATCTAATTCAAAGATTATTGATGATGGTAGTGTTGGCGAAAATGAATTGGTGACTGCATTTGTTGCGACACATTATGAATCTATTGGTAGAAAACCAACTAAAGATTCTGAATATTTAGCTCGATTTGTCGCAAGATCTACAAGAGGGAAAGATATAGCTGCTATCGAAGCATCTATTGACACCGATGATCTTGTGTTGATAGTTCCATCCACACCGGAAGAACGTCATAGTACTTCCATAGAATCTTCTGACAAAGTAAAACATTTTGGAAGTAGAACTGAAGTGTTAAAATCATTCATGGAAAATGAAACTGATTCATTCTTAACATCTTCAGATACATTAGCATATTTGATGTCACAAAACCCGGTACGTGACACTGGACTTTCTGAAGGAACTTACAGTTATGAAACAGATTCGTTAAGACATAGATACAACACTACTAATGCAGAGTCAAGAATTACTAGTTTTACCAACGGTTTGACTGAGGAATTCTCTGACGCTTTGGGAGACATTTTCAGTGATAGTGTAGTTGCAATCGATACGGATATTGTAGGACTCTTTTACGAAGAAACATGTTGTCAAAATCAAGTTTTTGTAAACGCACTTACATCTTTACAACATAGTTACGAATCACATATGAAAAATAGGAAAACTGAGTCTGATACTTGGGATGCTTATCGTACCAAATCATCAAACTTGGAATCTGGTAAATATACTAGACCACAAATAGAACTTGACTACTTTAGAGATTTGGACGTTCGTTGTAAATACACATCAACACTTGCAAGTTTCAAAAGTCAAGTCCAAAAAATGTCTAATAGAGATGATGTGTATGCATACAATAAAGAAATGGGTGAAAGCAAAGTGATAGAGCACGCACTGAAAGAACTCATAGACACAAAAGTTTTCACATCTCAATACCACAAAATTATACAAACTATGTTTTCAAATGAAGAGTTTGTATATACTTCTAAAGTATTGTCTAGTCGCAACTACACCGAAAGATCTGAAGGACCTTTCACTAGAGAAAAAGTGTTCAGATCTACCGAATCTGGAGCCAAATGGGACAATTTCACAGTGTCATACCAAACATCTACCACAGATAGTACTATGACTGCTCACATGCCTTTTAAGAAGAACACTAATATGAAAGGATTGTCTAAAGAAGATAAAGAAGATTTAGTGAGTGCAAATGAAGCGATTTTTGATGATTTAAGACTTAAAAGGTTTACATTTTTCCCAGCAGATGACACACCTTCTTTGGATCAGTGGTTGTATAAACTTTACTACAATGACGTAAGATGTAAAAAGGGATCAATGTTGTTTAGTATGTTAGATGCGGCTGGTTTCGCATGGGCAAACCGTAAATATTCTTCACCTGGTGAGAATAATCGACCCCAGCAATTTGAAAAAGGTAACCAAGATAGAATGCATTATTGGTCAAGAACTTTGGTAGAATCATTTGTCAACTCAAGAGAAGTATATACTTCATCTTCAGAAGCATCGACACCGTGGGAAGTTGCAGTTAGACTGTTCCCCGACAAAGTTTTCAAATCAAGTTTAATTGGGGGTATGTGTAATAGAACGTGGTCTGAACTGTTTCCACTTTTGTCTAAGCATCATCCATTGAGAGCTAAATTGGAAAGAGTAAGAAGTTTAAATGTCATGTGGTATGAACTCAAGGGTTACAAAGTAACCCCTAAAAATTCACCAGAACAACCATTTGCAACATCCGACAGGGGTGCGTGGATTCCACTTCCAGTATCACACCAAGTTCATTTGATGAAAAGAGTGGGTCTTTATGATGAAGAAAACCAAATGCCAGTTAATCCATGGAATGAGCGAGATAATGGGTCTTCCGGGCTACTTAAAGTGTTCAACCAGTCTTATCATTCACCATGGCCCATGACTAGAAGCTCTGGATACTTCAAGGACTGGATAAAATCGGCATGTAAGTACCAAACGTCCGAGAGTACAAGTTTTCATCCATTCACACAATATGGAGGACATCCCGTAGAAGCAGATTTTGTTCACCATGTAGTCGAAAGACCGGTTGATGACAAATATGTTAGAAAGCGCCATGCAGAAATGGTGTATGATCGTTATGGAAATATCGATCCTATACGAATGGGAAACGTATTTGAAGATACTGGTCTGTTGCAGAATATGTTCAGTTTCAAGTATTCCGACACGAGTAAAGTTGAAAAAAATCAAAGGGATGCTCTTACACAACAAGTAAGAGTAAGTAATTTCTTAGCGTATGCAAGAGTCCATACTATTATGGCGCTTGGAAGTTGCAATCCTGGGACAACTGAAATTTCACATACTTTAGCAGCTAGAAACTTTTTCAGACTTCATGTAGATACTTACAAATGTGCAGGTAAGCAAAAAGATTCTGATGGTGTTCCTGTTGTTTTGGGGTACATTGGCTTAAACCCGAAAAAAGAGTCGGATCCAAGTATTCTGTTCATTGCAGGAACTATGAATTGCCTTAATAGTTTGATGGCTCAGTTTTGTAACGGTCCTCTTAACAAGGGTGAAAAAGTAGTACAAATGTACAAACAAATGTACTTTAACAATGCTACTCTGTTGTTTGAAAAGTTGTTAAGACAAGAACGTACTCGGTTCCGTCATAAGAAAAACTTTGCAAGAGTTTTAGAAAAAGACCCCACTAAAACACAAGAACAGTTTGACAAGTATCTGTTGGATTTAAAGGAAGAGCATATTACATTCTTGCAACATTTGGTAATCAGTATGTTACAACGTAATGGTTTAACTGATAAAGAACTACCATTGGGAATATTAGAACCTAGAGACTTCTATGTAGATCCACATGAAGCACAAGAAGGAAACTTGGTAGGAGCTGATTACTTGTCCCCGAAATTGTTGGAAGATGCCGAAGAAATGGACTTTGGAACCGAAGAAATGGACTATCAGCAGTTATCTATACTATCTTTAGTTGCTCCGGAAGTAGGAGTCGCTGGAATGTACAGGTTGGCACATGTACCAGAAGAATTCGACGGAGAGTTTTTGAAGAGTCAAGTTACTCAAAAAGTTTCAAAAGACAATAAAAACGTATGGAAGGATGTGGCGAAACGTGCTGTGAAAGCAGCTCTTGGAGCACAGTATTTAGAATACAATCCGGTAGATCTAGCGTTCGACCCAGAGCAATTTAAAAACCCTTCTGATGAATATGATAAGATAGGTCTTAAAAAGTCGACTTCCATGAAACTAAGAGACACTGAGTCTAGTTTAAGAGTACGTTCTGATGACTTGAGAAAATCGAAATCTTCAAACTCTGCATCTTCGAGATTATTAGCAGAACATGAAAAATCGTTAAACGATCTTGATAATGAGATACAACAAGAAAGTAAAGTAAAAGGAACAACACCTCTAACGGAACTTGCTGGTCGATCTGATATTCCAGATTCAATGAAACGTAAACTTGCAAAAATGTACATTTGATAAACATTAAAAAAAAATTAAAAAACCGTTTTCTCACACCACAACAAGCAACATTTATAAAAAAAAACGCACAAACTCACAAAATACATTTAACATTTCTTTATTTTTTTTATTCGTTTAAAATTCCTTGTTGATCACTCCGTCTTATACCTTAACGTGTACTTTTTAAATGTTTCCTCAATAGAGTTGTAATTTTGTTTCAAATTTTTAGTTTCTTTCGTAACTTCTAAACATTTTGCTATTTTTCGAAGCGAATTATGCGACTCACTTCCTTGCCAATACATGTAAAACATTTTTATTTTTTGTGTTTTCATTTCCTTTTTTTAGTTTAATAAATTTTTTTTAAAGATTTATTCTATTTTGAGTTTGCAGAAGCAAAAAAACTTGTAAATTGTCCCAAGTCAATAATTTGGGGAAAATGAAAACTCATATTTTTACTGTTTTTTATTCGTGTGTACGCTTTTTCTGCGGTTTTAATTGCTTCTATGTTCAAATTTTTAATTACAAGAGGCTGTTCTCTAGATCTTTCTAAAGAATAATAATTCTTTGCATGTTTTAACGCTCTTTCTAGTTCTTGTTCTGAACATTTTCTATTCAAACCAAGTAAACAGTAATCGTCTTCCATGTTATACAACTTTAATTATAAAAAAGTTTTTTTTTAAATATAACAACCACTAACAATATGTATCGAAATTTTTTAAATAACCTTTTTTATAAACTACAAATATAAACTCATCATGAGTTTACAACTTTGCTAATATAACGAATCTGCTCCCATGGAATTTCTCTCTCATTTTCTTCTAAAATTTTTAATGCCTTGTCGACTGAAACTTTACGCCAATGTACGGGAAAATCATTTTCAGGCTTATTGTAGACTGCAGATGCTCCGTATTTTCCTTTTTTTTTACTCAACTTTCCATCTTCGTTCATGTAGAGTTTTGGTTTTTTGGAAATTGGTTCAAGTACAATACCGCGCACTTCATCTGATTCTTCAAAACATTTTCGTTTTGTGGCACTACCATCTGATTCTGTCAGAACCGAAAGAAGTTTGTTTCTATTTGTTTCCTTGTTCATTACAAGTTTTTCTGGAATAATCTTCAAAGAACAATATTGACGCATGATTTCAAATTCTCCATTTGATGACAAATATTCGCGTACAAGATAATTCCAAAGTTCCTTGTATGAATCGTTTCCAGACTCTTTGACTTTTTGTGTAATTTTTTCGACCATACCTGGAATTTTGTCCACGTATGAACTATGATTTTCAATCTTTGCCCACTTGCATTCTTCAAAAGCTTCAGTTCCTATTCTGCGAATAATTACATCATCCGGAATGTCTATCGGTTGACCAATTTTTGTAATGTCACATCCTACATACTGATTTTTTTCGAGCTTTTCTTCACGTTTTTGGTGAACAATGTTCATGTCACTCCCTTTATATTTGAAAAGAAGCATTTGTGCTCTGGATTCATGAAACTCGAGCGTATTGGATTCGCACTCAGAAGTGGTCATTGTCGTATTGGTTGGGAGAGTGGTCATTGTCGTATTGGTTGAGACAGTGGTTGGGAGAGTGGTTGGGTGTTAAAAATTAGCATGTGCAAATGTTATGTGAATTCAATTTTAAGACTCTATGACTTTCAGACTCTACAAACTCTACAAACTATAAAATTAGTCTGTTACCATTTGGTTTGAAAAGTACTAGTGTTGTTTCAATTTCTATTTGTACCTTCATTAAAGAGAAATATTATCAACTAAAAGTGTTGTAAATTATAAAAATTGAAAGTTAGAATATAACATATTATCTTACAATATTTGATACAATTTACATTATACTAATGAAAGTTATTATTCCTAAACCGTTTGCATATCCAATAGCCATTTCGTCATTTCATGGTCTTACGGATTTACAAAAAGACCCCACTTATCTGACCGCTTATGTTTTGGCACTTTTACCTGTTCCAGAAAAAATTACAACTACAACTTTCATGTGTTCTTCATTGTATCATTTTTCAAATGACATTGGTATTTTAAAAAGTTTCTTGTTGCATACTTTTTGGATGATAGGATTCAAGTATTATGAAAAAATTGCGTGGTTAGTTTTTTGTTTATTTTATTGTGGAGTTCATGTTCCTATGACATTTTACGCACATCCTTTACAATTAAAGTATACTTTTGTTTCATTAATATTTTTAAAGTTTATCAAACAGGAAGGAATGTTTGTGAATGAACAGTTGCAAAAGTTTGTAATATCACATGTTTTAATCGATTATTTGTCAAAGAAGTTTAATTATTAAAAATAGTAGGATTGTTTGAAACATATAAAAAATTTTTTTTAGTTACAAAAATATGAAAGCTGGACCAAGTATAGCATCTTTTTGCAAAGCTGAAACTGCCATAAAACATATAGAACGACAAACTAGAAATGAAAAAAGTGAACTTTTTGATTGTAACAAAACACTCAAAGAGTTAATAAAAGCAGAAATGATTGATCAAGATATAAATTCAGTTCAAGTGGAAGTCGAAGGTATACCACACTATATACGTTTACAAACTCCACAAATATCCCGAAAGATAACAGACGATGATGTTAAAAATGCAACTAAAAATATAAAGCATGTGTTACAATCCGAACTTTATATACCAGATGAGCTCGTGAAAATAATTGTAGAACGAATAAAAGATTCACAATCTAACACTATATCATCAGAAAAAAAGAAATTAGTTCTTTGCAAACACAAAGGAAAAGAAACTCCTCTTTACGCAGAAAATACAAGAAAAGAAACATTCAAGCTCATAAACGATTTCGTAGATGTAAACAACAAACTGAATACTGTTAAAAAGACAACTAACGATAACAAAAAAGAGTATGTTGATGTAAAAAAAAGAACAAATATAGATGTTTTAGAAGCACTCAAACATACAAAAGATATGACACAACAAGTCCAAATTGTAGATCCAACCAATGGTTTGAGACAGTCTATGATATTAAAAGCAAATGTAGAAAAAAAACAAGCATCTTTGGGTATACGAACTATTGTTCCATTTATAAAAGAAGCAGCCATTAACTCTCTTCGTAAATTAAAAGGTCTTACACCTGAAGAATTTGAAGAAGAATTTCAAGAAGAGTTGTTGGAACTTATTAAAAGTAGACCTTTTAAAGAGTCTTCCAAAGTTAAGTTTTCAAAAAAATCGTCTGTTTCTTAAAATCTGTAACAAATAGGGTAGGTAACTCGACCATAAAACGAACAATAGTCATTAATATGTGATTTAGTGAGTTCAAAGTTACACCTTGGAAATATTGTAATACTTTTCTATTTCACGTACATAGCTTTTTTGAGAGTTTAAATACACTTGTTCTACAAACTTTTCGAGGACAAATCCATATTTAGAAGTACAATATGCTTCATACTGTAACTTACATTTTTCATGTTCAGTTTCTTCTATATGAATTGTTCCTTCCAATTTAAAAATGTTGTTTGAATCTCTCGGAACTACACTAAATTTTATTTTTTTTTCATCTTTACACAATTCTTCATCAATTTTATATTCCAAATAATTAGCGCCAATCATATTTAAAATGTAGTTTGGTATACTAATATTTCTAGTTAAAAATAAAGTTTTGAACTCTTTTGTACCATCATTATGCTTGATACATTCTAAAAGTGTTACATTTTCTTTCTTGTGAAGAAACTTTTCAAACTCTTCATCGTTTTTTATCTTCAACAAAAGTTCTAAAGATGTGTGTATAGTAAAGTTAAACTTCATTTTATGTAGTTTTTTTTTATTTTTTTAAATGAATCTGATGTGTTTCGTTCTTTTATGCCTTTAGTGATCGACCAAAATTTTCTGAAACGTATCTCTATGAGTACAAAAATTTATATAATGTAACACACTCAAGAACCATTTCCTTGATTTAAAAGCTGAAGAATCATTAGAAACATGTTTATAAAATCTAGATATAAATTTAAAGTTGCAATTATAGCATCATCTGGTCCAAATTTGTTAAATATTAAAGAAGTATCATACAAAATAAAACCAGAAAATAAAAGTATTCCAAACCAACACATAAACAAGTCCAATATACTGGAAGTTATAAAAATGCGCGAAACAAAAAGTACTAAAAGTGTAAATGTTCCAACATATAAAAGATTTTGCAAATATGTAAAATCTTTTTTTGTAAATGCTACAAATGCACTTAGTGAAATAAATACAGTTGTAGTCGTACTCAATGCTAGTAAGACCAACTCTTGTTTTCCTTCTAAAACGCTAATAAAACAAATCCTAGAAATAATAAATGATTCACATATTGTAAACATTACCAACAAAAGTATATTTAAAGGATATGACTTGGAGTAAAAGTACATACCACATATAGACGCTATACTAAACACAATACTAGACAAAAATATTGTTTCATCTTTTATAAATGGTTCTAACTGTTTAGTCTGTACAGTTATATAGCAAAACATGCTAGTAAACAACAACTGCAATGATAGTAAGCCATATACTTTTTTCAAAAAGTCACTTTTATCACGTGAGAAATGTACTTCTTTTAAATTTTCAGAGCAATCTTCAGAGCAATCTTCAATCATTTTTTAAGTATATAAAAAAAATAATACCTACAATACACAATTGTTACAGAATTAGTTTTTGTTGATAAATATTTATTTACGATACTTTTAAAGTCAATAGTGTCCCGTACACATTATTGAATACATAAAAAAAAACAAAATTATAAAAAGATAGTAATTGACAACTATTTATTTTCAAGTATAAATCAGATTTGTAAACAAAAAAATAGTTTATAAAAATACGATCAACCGTTTCCATAATTTTAAACGGTTGATCAAACGAAAAAAAAAGTATACTAAGAAAACAAAGCCCGAAACCATGAATACGTATGAACCAATGCTCGACGATGACCAAAAAAGATATACTTTGTTCCCTATTCAACACGAAGAATTGTGGAAACAGTATAAAATTGCACAGGCTTCATTTTGGAAGAGTGAAGAAGTATCACTTTCACAAGATTTAGTAGACTGGGAAACACTTGATGAAAATGAAAAGCACTTTATAAAGCACATTTTGGCTTTTTTTGCAGCATCAGATGGAATCGTAAACGAAAATTTAGGAGAAAATATGATGAACAAAATATCATGGTTGGAAGCAAAAGTGTTTTATGGTTTTCAAATTGCAATTGAAAATATTCACTCTGAAATGTACTCTATTTTGATAGATACATATGTAAAGGACAAAGAAGAAAAAAATACACTTTTTAATGCTATTGAAAATATGCCAGCAGTAGCTAAAAAAGCAGATTGGGCAGTTAAATGGATTAAAAACAAAAAGGCAAGTTTTGCTCATTTGTTAGTGGCATTTGCAGTTGTGGAAGGAATATTCTTTTCCGGATCTTTTTGTGCAATATTCTGGCTTAAAAAACAAGGCAAAATGCCGGGTTTAACGTTTGCCAATGAATTAATTTCAAGAGATGAAGGAATGCACACCAAGTTTGCAACTACTTTATATTCTATGCTTGATAACAAATTGTCACATGACGAAGTTTATGAAATCGTAAAAGATGCAGTAGAGTGTGAAAATTATTTCGTAACAGAAGCATTAAGTGTTGATCTTTTAGGAATGAATACAGCTCTTATGACACAATACATAAAGTATACTGCAGATTACTTACTAGGAATGTTGAATATTCCTCCATTGTACAATGTTTCTCTCCCATTTGATTTTATGCACATGCAATCTTTAACTGGAAAAACAAACTTTTTCGAAAAACGTGTAGGTGAGTATCAAAAAGCTGGTGGAGGTTATGAATTCGGAACGGGAGAAGATGACTTTTAATTTTAAAGATTTTTCTATATACTTAGTGATTTATATTAAAACATTTGTAAATCTCGAGAAATACGACATAACATTATGTAATGTAGATATTGGCTGTCGCAAGTGATCGGGTGTCAGATATGTTAATTTAGTAAATGTAGAAGGTTAGGGAAGAGTTACATAATCATTATTTACCAACTATCCAGAACCTGATTCCAACTTAGAGTCCGAGACTTCAATACTCACACACTCAATTTCGCTAGTGCCGGGATAAGCAGTGTAGTTCTGTGAAGTGTAGTTGAATGTTACATCATAATCAATATTAGATACGTAACGGGAATAAAGCTGTGTTAACATCGCGAGGTATGTGGGTTTATAATCACGGGCAGTTAACTTTCGTCCAGTACCTGCACTGCAACCATATGTATAATACACAGTATTATCTACAATAGCAACAGCAAAAACATTGAGCAACCTCAAACCGTCTGTTGGTCCACGGATTTCCGTATTGGGATAGTACGGATATTCTACAACATTGCATAACATTTTATGACTTTCTATAGAAGCATTGTAAACATTTATGTTTTCCGTGCTCAAAGAATATAGTGCAGACGGATATTTCTGTATGTAACTCTTTGCTTCTTCTGTATTGATTGCTTTATCACAAAAATCTGGTAAACGTTGTTTCGTATCTCCTTGAGACATAATGTCTTCCCATAAGCCTTCTCCTTGAACACGTTTCTTAATGAAATTAAGTATAGAAGTACCATTTGGGTTTGTTAAATCAACAACAGTTCCATTTATTTCTCTTTCCCAAAAGTACATCTGGCAACTTGGATGAGTCGACATACTTGTACAACTTGAATTTATTAAAGATTCTGGAAGTTCATTGTGTGCAACACTGGATTGATCAATCGCCCAATATGCTCCATTGAACTTTGGTATTTGTAAACTACGATATAAAGATCCTACAAACAATTGCCTTCTATTACTTTTTGTTTCGTAGAAGCAAACGTTATCATCAGAGTGATACCACCCAAACATTGTACCATCGTTTGGACTACATAATCTTTTAACCGTATTATCTGTGGTGATACTAGAACTATTCGTATCTGTGGTGATACTAGAACTATTCGTATCTGTGGTGATACTAAAACCATTCGTATATGCGTAAATTATAACACCGGCTATACCAGCACATAGTAACAAAATACCAACACACATTAAATAATATCTTCGATCAGAAGATAGCTTTTGACTGGAAGATACTTTGTGTCCTATTACAATCTTTTTATCACGCATTTTTAATTTATATCATAAAAATATTTAACGAATTCCATGTCATTTCTATTTGATGTCAAATTCTTTTAAACATATAATTATTATATATGTGCAGTTTTGGGGAAAAATCCAATTTCCATTATATTATTTATTTAAATTTTTATATACAAAAAATGAATACAGACTCTAGGACTTTGTGACTCTATTCAATAATTGTTAGTTGTTATGTTTATAAACTTGAAACTATAATTAATATATATATATAAAAATGTTATGTAATGGGGATTTTTCTTTTGTTCCTTTAAGAAGTCCGCTCGCAGTACAGTCTATAATCGCAAACATGTCAAAAGGTTTAAATATAATTGAAATTGGGACTAGAGAAGGAAATACAGTAAACTGTTACCGACACTATGCATCTAGCGTACTAGCAATAGAAATCAATAATGATTATTGTAAAAGTTTATACACAATTCCAAACATTTCTGTTATTTGTCCTACAAATGTCTTCAAAGTACCTAAACAATTAAACAAGGATGCTATTACATTTTGGACCGGAGAATATGAAGATGAAAAAATAATAAACTTTATTTTATCACGAAAAAAACTAGGAATCATAAACAAAAGTGTACGTTTATGGACATTCGTTGATCATCAATTAAGAGAAGAAGTTTTAAAACATGAACGAATTGAAAAAAAATGGCATAAACGCATCAACAAAAGGATAAATGTAACATTTAATGAATATGAACATTGTTTAAAAGGCATGCATAACTTAAGAAAACGCCCTAACTATTTCTTAAACTGTCAACGAGCAGTAGGAACTTATACAATATTAGAAATGATTTAATGCATTTATCAAAATGGCAGAGAAAGGACTGGTCCATGACTTTCAGCTAGATTCATTTTCACGTTTCAAACTCGAAATATCACTTACAGTAATATTTTTTTTATTATAAATTTTTATGGCTCCATTTCTCTTTTATCATGATATATCGTATTTTTCTTGTACAAATCTATCATTTCCTTCATCGACAATCTTCTACCTCCAGATTCACTTTTTTGAGGAAGCATTCTTGAAGTCGGCCAATTTTGAATTTGGTAATTTTCACAAACATTTCCTTGATAACATTCATCGTGATAGTTTATATTAACCCTTACGTTACTATTCATAAGTCCCCATGCAAATCCATTAAGCTCATTATCAGGTGCTCCAAATTGTGCTCCGTAAAATCCACTAAACATATTCGATTCACACAAACTAATTTTATCAGTTCTTACATTACAAACAGGGACGGGATAATTTTTTACTGCATTTGGTTTACCATTTACAAGAATTGTATTTGAATAAAACGAAAGTCCTCTACTATTTTGATAGAGTTGAAGATTTTTATCACTGGACAATGAGTCTACATAATTTCTTCCTCCAGTTACAACTAAATCTGCTATATCATCAGAAAACGTTACGCCGTCCCAATTACCACCATTAAATTTATATCCTATACTAGTAGATTCAAACCCATCCATAAAAGGGTGTACATTTTTCCCATCTGCCACAAACCAAGGTGTGCCACCAGCATCTGTATGATATTTATCATACAATTCTTTATGAAGTGTAAGGTTCATAAATTGTGAAAGTACTTCTGGTTCAACAAAGGCTTGTCCTCCAAGGTATCCCCACATGTTAAAAACGTGATTACACTGGTGATGATTTATACCATGAAATCTTATGTCACCATCATATGATACAGAATATGTAGATCCAAAACCAACTTCCGCAAATTTTAGTTTACGTTTGTTTACAGGAGCTCTTCTCGAGGAAGTCATATATTTTTGTACGTCTGAATTTTGCTTGTTCATCTGTGGTATATATTTTTTATCTCCAACAACAACAAATTTGTTTTCAAGATTTGGGAGGTTTAGTTTTATAATATCGTCTAGTTTAAAATTAACAAATGTAATAATTTCGGTTCCACCCGTAGGTGAAGGTCTATCTATTGTAAATGACGTTTCTCCGCCTATAGAACTAGAAATCATTTGTGATATATCATTATTTACATATTCGGTGAAACCAGTTACATGACCATCTTTTGGTTCATTGTACCATTTGGCTAAATTCAAAACCGATTTCGGAGAACCAGTATATGGTTCGGTGAAAGAGTTTGTTTCTAATAAAGAAGTAAATTTGTGAAACGATTTGTCTTTTCCAAACCAATAACTATCTGCTCTATTTCGAGACTGAATTATCTCTGCAAGTGGATCATCACTTTCAAAAATTGGTGCCTGAGCACCTGCAGTCGCTCTAAATTTCAAATTTTTAGTATCCCATATAGAAAGGATAAATTCTACTTCTCCGTACGTTTCATCGTTTATAGAAAAATACATGGTACCTACATTAAATGCAGTGTTTACAGGAACTTCTAAAATAGCATCAATACCTTTGTACGCTCCTTGAAAAGGATCTCCGTACATACATTGTTTCCAGTTTAATGGAGTTGTTTGTTTGAATTTTGCAGTACCTAAAACAACACCTGTTGCCGTATCTGATAGTTCTACATTCTTTAACTTGGATATTTCTATGTCATTAAACTTACTGCTTATCGTACAATGAATACTTGTTGGAACAGAAACCATGTCACCGTTAAACGTCATGTCTATTCCACTTTTTTGAACATGTGTATCTGGAAACATAAATCTCCAATTGATATTTGCTATACTCGGGGATACGGACTGATCAAAATAATCTGAAATTAAAGGACTATTAGTTGAAGTGGGTTTTTGAGCAGCTGCTGGACTGAATCCCGATACCTGACCACCACTGTCTAATCCAGCACCACGAACTTTTCCATTATCCATTGTAAAGGAAGAATGAGATTTTCCCAAACTCATGTATACCCCTTTTGTTTTAGGCATGAGAGTTACTGTAATGTCATTTAATTTGGAAGAACTCAGATCAATAACACCTCCACTGTAAGTGTTTGAATTCCAGTGATGTCCTAATTGTCCCGCACTATTTTGTCCCCACGTTAGTATTCTACCGTCTTGTGTAATAACACCAGAACTGTTTACACCCGTTGATACAAATTTAGAAGGAGGTAACGACGTTATTTCGTTTAAATTGTTATCAGATTTAAACGTAGGATCACCAAGTTCGTAATCAGAGTTCGAACCCATTGAAAAAACCTTTCCATTGTTGTCGAGAGCTAATAAATGATTATGTTTGCATGAAATATCTACAAACTTATGACTATTGAAAGTTTTATACATGAATGAATCTTCATAAACGGTAAGTGAGAAATCATTCGCAATAGTTGCAGCAAACTTTTCACCAGCGCAAATACGTAGTATGTTGTTCATACTTCTCGGGACCATGTTTCTTTTACCAAGTAAGTCCACTTTACCATTCGCAAATAAAACGAGAGAGTACTCTGAAGCCATTGCAACTTCAATTGCGTGGTTTGAAACATCATTCTCTACATTATTATCAGTGTCTTTGCAGCAACTATTTTGTTGAAACACATCTTGGTATCTGGTACATGTTTCACCGTATATAGGTATATTTTCAACACAGCCTATACCTACACGTGGATAGGTATCAGGATCAAGACCCAATTGTCCGTGTTGGTTCATTCCCATGCCTCTTACTTTATGATCTTTTCCAATCAAAAGTGCACTACCCGTAAGTGGAGAAACTGAAACTTCTCTTCTTGGTATTGAACTAAGAAGAAGCATTTTTATATTATAAATTTTAAATTTTTTCGAACTATGTTAAAATAAATTTAGTTAATTTTAATCAAATTTATTTAAACTATAAATCTTTACACCGAAAGGACGAAATTTTAGTTTCTGAAACATTGGGTTTATTAAAAAGGAATCACGTAATATGAAAAAAAAAGTTAATAATTCAATTTTCAGAGTTAAAAAAAAATGTTCAAAATAGTTTTTTATAAAAATAATTAGAATCCGAATTTAATATTTAACAAGGTGTCTACTTTAACACCATCTGCTTCTGATATGTGTTTCGCAACTAGTGCGTATCCAGATTCATGTTGTTTACGTTTTTAGAATTATTCGGCTTACTACCATTTTCCTTTATCTTCATACTTGTCCTTCTTCTTTGAAACAGTGTTTGGTTCAAGTTTTGAGAAAAGTTTGGTCGAAAGTCGACGACTCGACGATGATGGTGACTGTACACAAGAACTTCCAATTTTAATGGTCGAATCATCTTTATGCTTCCATTCTTTGGTAACACCTTGCCATGAAACAGTGTAAGACGTCTCTTCTGGATACCCACCTTCACTATGAGTAATTGAAACACATGTAGTGATTGGTATACAATAGTACATAGTGTCCATACTGGGCTTAGTTAACGTTAAAGGTTCCAAGCTTATTCCAGTTCCACTAAGCGTCAATGTACTTCCTTGCCAGGCATCTCCATAAGAATCGTACAATGTAAGACCTAAATACGATAACCCGGTGGGACATTCTGGATAATCTACAGTAAGAACACTTGGAGTGTACACAGCTTGTTTAGGAACACCACCATTTATACTTTCACAACATTCACTTTCTTCGTATACAGAATTTGTTCCACCACACGTTTTGACAGTAGTTTTTTTGAATGGAAACATAGGTTTACCTGGTATAGTAAGTAACTGTCGCATGGTCTTTACCTTCATTTTGTTATTCATATCGAAAACGTATATGGTACCATGACCACTAAATCCATACACCACTCCATCTACCATGTTTAGTTCTATAGAGAATGCGGCTCCCGTCCAAGTTCCCATCCTCGTATTGGTAGTCGAATCCTCCGTTGCAATATCTCTTCCACTAACACCAACCAGTTCAGTAAGCCCAAACTTGCTATCATATTTGTATGGTTGCTTCGTATCCGAAAACAAAAAGCTGTCATCTTTAAGAGTAGCGATACCCGTCTCCCAGTTTGCAGAATATCTTGCAGCACCTGCATTGGTATAATAGTCCTTTGGTAAAAAGAATTTATTATTTCCAGAAAACGAACCAGAAACGAAAATGTCGCCAGTGGTTTCGTCCACTCGCATTGCTTCTATGAAAACTCCCCATTTTGGACTATTAAGAGTGACATGTTGAACCGTTGGAGAACCGGGACATATACGGAAGACGGCGCGCTTAATACTTTCATATGAAAAACTTTGAAACTCTTCCATATTTGAAGGGATAACAGCAAGGTTATCTGTCCTTCCATATATTTGTCCTCCAAGCATATAACTACACCCACTCGCTCCGGTGTGAACACTAGTAAGTGATGTTTGGTCTACACGACCGTCGGACTGTTGCGATTTCGAATCAAACACCCACCATGCTGGAGCTGGAGTCGAAGTTGGAACGTAAGCACCATCACGCTTCCATTCTTTACTGACATCTGCAACTGTGAAATCTACATCAGTGTTAGATACCACAAAGTTTCCCGCTGAAATTATACCTTGTGTTGTCATGTAGGCGGCGCCGTAAGAGTTAATCTTAAGCATTTGAACAGCAGATTCTACAAAATTGTCTAATGGAATTTTTACAAGACGAGCATCTCCATATTTATTGAAGTTGAAGACATAATACTTTTTCGAAGTACCAACTATACGAGATGAGTGGGTACGTCTCGGAATGTTGAGAAAATCGGAAATTTTTTCAAAACCAAAACTTTTGCGCGCTGCTTCTTTTAGGTCAACGTCAATGTATGTACACGTTCCACCCGCGGAAAGAGGTCTTGCAATTCTTCGAACAAAAAAGTCACGGTTGTCTACCAAAGTTTGTTGATTTACAAAATCTGGATGTGCCATGTACATGTGACTTTCTGTCACTGAAATTCCAGATGTACCAACTCTTACAGCATTTTTTGGAAATGAACACCACCTAGTTGGGTTTCCTAAACCATTTGAGTTCATATTGTCATACTCTATGACGTAAAAAGTATTACGATATCCCTCATCAGTATTCGAAGTTGGATCATTCGTCGTAAGTGTGACGATGCTGTTTCCAACTTTTTCTATAAGATAGCGTGTGGACCCTCCTCGTGTTGCACCGGCACGAACGATTTGTGATCCACTCCACATATCTTCTGTAACATGACTTGTAGAATTTGAGGTGCAGCATTTTACTTTTTGGTAAAACTGTTTTATGTCATCACATGTAGTAATTTGTTTTTGTGGAAGTTGAGAAAAGTGTGAATACAATGTAATCATTTTTAAAAATACTACTAAAAAAAATTATGTTAAATATGTACTTTTAAAAAAATTACAAGTTAAAAAGTAATGACACTTCCAGTATTTAGTATACTGTTTTTATCATATTCTTTACCAACTATAAATAGACGTACATTCTTAACTGGATCTTTTTATACTGAACATATTCCCACACTGTCACTGCAGTCAGTTCCTAATATTAGCATAGATCCAGATGATCAGTACGCTCATTGGTCATTTTTTGGATTATCACCTCCACCAATTGAAAAAGTACTGTCTCACGAAGAACTTTTAAACGAAATAAAAGAAAATAACATTATAACTATTCAAATTGCAACTCAACACAACCATGTTATTGCAACTACTGTTAAAGGTCATAGACTTGTGTGTCAATTGAATGATGATTATTTACCCATTCTTATAATGGAATCAAGCGACAAGTTTGGAAATGTTCCATTTGTAGTATTGCCATATGATGAAGTAAGAGGCACAATTAGAGATATGTTCCAAGTATACGCAACCGTTTATGGATCATACGTGGGTCTTGATCAATTTAATTTACTTCCTTGGCAGATTTCTGGATTTTCTAGTATCAAGGAACGTAATGAGTTTATTGAATCTGGAAAACGTCCTAAAAAATTAATAGATCATATCAAAACTTATATAAATAAAAATGTTACTAAACAATAAAAATTGTGTACATGTTCAAAATTATTGTTCACAGCTTTATTATGAACACTCGTTGACCACACAAAGGAAGCACTAAGACACTCACAC